CGATCTGCCGCATGGACGCGAACAGTCATGAAAACCGCGACGATGAAGGACAGCATCATCACGGAAAGAAGGACGCAAAACCAAACGACGAAGCGCCAAGAGAATTGGGCCACGGCGATATCCTTTTCGGAGGGAGGGAGGATGTCTATTTGCCGGGAAGAGATGCGAACCAGGGCAGCCAGGCGACGAGCTTTGCCGCAATGAAGCCGCCAACCGTAGCTGCTCCGATGATGGCCCAGCGCGCGCCGCGCGCCTGCATCAGGAGATCGTGCATTTCGGAGACTTGCTGGCGCACCGCTGAAAGGTCGGTGCTCATGTGCTGCATCTGGACTTCGAGGGCGATTACGCGATCCCGCGTGTCTGTCTCGGTGCTCACTTGCCGTCCTCCAAGACGGAAACGGCTTTAACAAGAGCTGCATGTCGGCGGACACAGGCCACGAGCGCCTTACGATCCTTGCCCCAAAGCCTCGCCACGTCGGCCGCAGTCAGATCACGGGCCGGGATATCAACAACCCCGCCGCAGGCCTGCTTGAGCGAATCCGGTATCTTGGCGATCGAGACGGGCGGGACATATTGCCGTGTGGTCCCACACCCGCACATGAGGAGCGCCAGCGCGCCCAGGATGATCGAGCGCATCAGCGGACTCCGTTTAAGGCTTTGGCTATGCTCTGAGGGATTGCCGGCTTCTGTTCTGCGTTCTCTTTGCGGATGGCGGCTTCGAGCGCGGCTTCGGCCTGTTTCTGACTTTCGCGTTCCTGAAGTGCGCGATAGTCGGATTCGATCTGGTTGATCCTGGCTTGATCGGCGGCTTTCTGTGCAGCTTGGGCGGCGAGGGTTTCAGCCTTTTCCTTTTCCCACGCGGCGCGCTCATGGGCTGAGCCGGCGACATAGCCCTGATGGTGCTTATAGGCGCCATAGCCCCAGAAGCCACCGCCAGCGAGCGCGGCGATGAGCACATAAGCCAAGACTGCGGAGAGCAGCGAGGACAGGCCTGTGGCCCGCCCTACCCATGCGATGAGCGCTACCATATCTTCATGCCTCGGATGTAACCGGCCAGAACCTTGGCGACGATGTAGGCGCCGACAGCACCGCCGATGAGCAGAAGGCCGAAGAGGAACCAGAGCATCAGAGACCCCGCAGACACAGGGCGCGCTCTTCCTGCCGACGCTTAGTCAAGCCTGGGAGGCGAATGCCGCGTGATTTGTCCCACATGAGCAGGGCATCGCAGGCACCACGAAGGTTGCCTGCATTGGCGCGGCTAGCGACCGACGATTTGCAGAAGTTGCCCGTTCCCGCATTGTAGGTGAAGGACAGGAACGCGGCGTAGGCGTTATCTGGAATCGTATCCGGCGATGCCAGGCATTTGCGCATGCCCGTCTCGAACTCAGCGAGCCGGGAGATGAGCATGTCCTGGCATTCGGCCGGCGTCTTGTGATCGCCAATCTTCACGCCACGGGTTTCCCCGAAGCAAATCGTCGGGATGCCAACTGGATCTCTGTAGGCGTAGGTCCGCAGTCCCTCAAATCCGGATACAAGTGCGACGACGGAGGCGGCGAGCGCCCCGCCCTTCTTCATGCGGCTCATGATGTCTCCTAGAGGTCTTGATCGACGAAGCGGCCGATTAACCCGGCGATGCCGAACAGCAGCCCGAGAAGCGCAAAGGCGAGCGGCGGGATCGGGAGCACATCCTGGAACAGGCTCCAGCTATCCCCGATGACGCCAGCCAGGCAGAGGATGGACAGCGCCCAGAACTTGACGCTGTGTGCGCCAAGAGCCACGGCCTTGCGGTTGCGGATCAGGCGCATGTATACTCCGATATATTATGGAAGACGGGCGGCAGACCTTCGGCGCTATCGCCTTCGGCCTATTGACGGCAGGGTTAACCGGCCAAATTCCAGCGAAAATTCAGCAACTTATGCGCGGTGAAGTATCGTCACCAAGTCCATCGCGGTTAACAAATTGCTAATTTTCCTTTGACTCCAGTGGCATGCCGGTAACAGGATCGTCTTCGGGACCGGGGGATGAGCTACCTATAGGGGCACCTCTGTCCGGGTATTTTGGGTAAAGGGGTTCACACATGAAGAGCATTCTGAAGAAGTTCGCAGCCGAAGAATCCGGTGCCGCGATGGTCGAATATTCGATCCTCATCGGCATCATCACCGCTGCCACCATCACGTTCATCGTCGGCGTGGGCTGGTATGTCACCAATGCCTGGAGCACGCTCTGCGCCGATCTGACGGGCTGCTCGGGCCACACCGGCTGATATCGAAAAGCGTGCCCTAACCCAGCGCGCCACGATAGATGGAGAGGGGCTTACTTGGAGGTTTGACCATCGCCAGGCTATCGGCAGAAGGGTCGGCGTTCGCGCCGGCCCTTTTACGTTAGGACGATCTTCGGATCGATATAGAAAGTGCTCGACGCCTTCGCGGCCTTCACCCGGAAGAAGAGCCATCCCTTCTGTTGGGGCGTGAACGTCACCGCCAACTGGAATTTGGTTGTGCTGCCGCCCCAGGTTCCAGATCCGGCCGAGAGCCCGGCATTTGAGGCCAGACTGTCAGCCTTGCCGTTGTTGACGAACGAGGCGAGCGGCGAGCCCGACGATCCGAGATATTCGACCTCGCCCCAGATGTCGTCGTTATTCGGCACCGCTCCGCCGCCCCAGATGCCCTGTACAGTCGCGGTGACCGCAGAGCCTACCGTATCATTCCAGATGGCGATCGGCAGGCTTTCATATGGCATATACTGGTTGCAATTTGCTGTCGTGACGATCTTCCATGAAATCGTCGTCGTGCCATCCGATGCGCCGCCGGTACGAACGATGGTGGTTTCTTCGGTTTGGGTACCGGCGTAGCGAATGCGCCCGTGCTTGTAGTTCGTTCCGCCGGAATCGACGCGGGTGTAGTCAAGGCCGCCAGAGCCGCGACCGTTTGGCGTCGCGCAAAGGGTCACGGCGGCATCGATCTTGCAATCGACCATCGAAGCCTGAAGTGCCACGATGCCTGACGACGAAGCTCCGAAGATCGTCTTTCCCGATCCCAACGCACTGACATCGACGCCGCGCATGTCGACGCTGTTGCCGCGGTTTGAGCTGAACGTAAAAAGCGTAGTCGGAAGCGTGGCGCCGGTGAGGGCCGACGGCGTGTTCTTCCAGATCAACTCGCCAAACAGGCTGATGCTCTGGCTTGCGTTGGCGAACTGAACGGTCGTGTTTTCCCATTCTACTGAGCCACCGCCGCCACTCGACCCAATGATGGTAATCCGAGAGTTGGTATTGGTATTGCCCAGCCGAAGTGCGCAATTCTTGAACTTGACTGATTGGTTAAGCGTCGTGCCCTGCAGCGTCATCGTCGCGTTGGTCGACGTATCGCCGCTGGTAAAGGTAATGCCTTCATAGGCAATAGCATCACCGGCAAAATTGATGACCCCGCTGCCGGTTGTCGATACCGTTGCCGTGGTGCGCAGATCGGCCGACACCGGCGGGACCGAACCGGAATGGTTGACGCAGGTTACCAGGACAGGCGAGGCAGTCGTGCCGGGTGATGTGAAGGTTTGGGTACTGGAACTGGATTCTGCGTGATCCTCCGAAACGAAGATGGCGTCGCCGGCAGCAGCGGCGGTCATCGCGGCGCCAAGCGTCAGATAGGCGTTCGCCCAACTGGTGCCGTTGGCAGAACCGCCAGCACCGGACCGCACATAGCGAAGCGTCATCGATTATGCCTCGGTTGGGATCGCCGTCTCGCCCTTCAGGGCCCGGGAGATGATCGCCATCTCCTTGTCGATTGGCACCAACGCCTGCCGCTTCTCTCGGTACGCCGCGTCGATCGGCTTGAGTTCGGCCTCGAGTTCGCGGATCTTCGCGATGACGTCGTCCATCTGCTTACGCAGCGGCGCAACGTTGGCCTCGGCAGCGTCACGGTCGACACGAAGCTGCTGGAACCTGGCGCGCATAGCGTCTGGATCGAAGTGATAGGTGGTCTTCATGGATGGGAGTGTCCTTAAGCCAGAGTGAGCGCGCCGCCGCTGCCATCGAAATCGATGGTGAAGCTGTTGCCGGTCGTGAGCGTCAGATCGGACCCATAATCGTAGTAGCCGATCAGTTCGTCGTTGGTGGCGGTGTCGTTGTAGAGAACGACATATCGGAACGGTCCTACGGTGCCGGATGCCGTCAGAGTGAGATCGGCCAGCACAAGCTTATAGGTGCCACTGGTCTGCGCCGAACTCGAAGTCGTCACATTGCGGGAAGAGCAATTGGTGTAACTGATCTCAGTCAGATTGGAGCGCTGGGTATTGGTGGCTATTGGGGCATTTGCCGCGGCCGTGAGCGCCACCACGATCTGGTCAGAGCCGAGATTGTGGACCTTCTCCGCAAGGGCCTCAGAAAAGGCGTTGAACTTGTTGAAGGCAACCATGGTTCGCGATCCCTATTACTTATTGATGAATGAGCCAGGCACCGCGGCCTGGCGCTGGCCTGTGGCATCGACCATCACGCCAAGTACCGCCGCATCGCGCTCTCCGGCATCAAAGGTGAGCAGCACGGCAACGCCCGTGAGCGCGAAAGAACCTGTCCCGGCGACAAGGCCGGCAGAGAACTGAAGACCGGTGTTCGTGCCGGTGAGCGTGAAGGAACCGGTCGTTGCCGGCATCGTCGCATTCAGGGCGGCAGGATTCCGCGTGATCGTAAAGACACCAGTCGAGACTGGAAGCGGGTAAACGAGGCTCAGATTGACGGCGTTTCCGGTTAGGACGAAGCTTCCGGCCTGCACGGCATTGAACACGACCTGAAGCTTGTAGGGGTTCCATTCCCGGTAGCCGTCGCGCTCCGCGCCTACCTGGATCCAGCCGGAGCTTTCGCCGGCGAAGGAAGCAACCGGAACGTTGAACGATAGGCCCGACACGCCGCTGTGCGTCGTCAGGACTGTCGTCGCGCTCGGGTCGAGGACTTCGATGATCGTGGTCTGCCCGACTTCAGGGTCGACGGTTGCATCGCCCCATGCAAGCGGGCTGGCGAGTTCGATCAGGCGGTTTCGCTCATACCATTCCGTCGCCAGATCGGTGACGCCGTCAGACGAAATCAGGCCATAACCAACGCCATTGACCGACACATTGGCCGGACGAAGCGGCCGAATACCTCGGCTGGCGAAGGTGAAACTATCGACAGGAGCACCGGAAAGCTGTCCTTGCCCGGTATTGGTGAGCAGTTTGACGCTGATGCTTTGGCCGTCGGTGTAGGCCTCAAAATCGCTGGTCGAGAGATCGTCGAAGAGAACAAAGGCAGCGCCGTTCGAATGCGCCATCGGCACAGTATCGAGGCAGCCGCGCGCAATGGTGAGTGTGTCGCCGGATACCGCATCGACACGAACGACCTCCGTTCCCGTCCTCGACCCGTCGCCAATGGTGGCAAGCAGGCCGATTGCGGTGGCATCGATACCGCTGCCGGTGTTCAGCGTTACCGACGTACCATCGATCGCCAAATCGCCGTTGATGAAGCCGCCAGGAGCGAAATCCATCTGTTCCGTGCCGGCATATCCAGAACCGGTATCGACTTGGATGTCGGCATTGGTTGCGTCACCGGACGGCGCAACGCCAGCAACTTGTAGCAGGCCGGCGCCAGCATCACCGGCTAGCAGGCTGGCAAGATCTGCATCACCGATCATCTGCCTCATTTCTCGATAGGGCATCTCCCAGACGAGGCGCGGTTTGACAGCTTGTGGATCACTCGACGGTGGAACCCACGGGGAATCCGTATCGTCGACCAGCACCGCGGCACCGAGATTAAAGACATCAGGCAGGAACTTGATGCCGATCTTATTCTGCCGACCATCGCCAAAGTTGAGATCGGCGACACGCATCACCTCTCCAGAAAGCTGATGGCGAGCGGACACCATGCGGAATGGGTCGCCGGGGTTCAGGTTTTCGATGGTGCGCTTTGCGATAAGGCGGCCAGACGTCAGACCAGACCCGAGCGCGATCACATCGCGCGTTGCGACCTTGATGGCAAGATCGCTGCGATTGATGCCTGGATATTCCTTCGTCGCCGGCTGCACCCTTGTTGCCTGCATCGACTGTGCTAGGTTGGTGACGAGGTGCGCGCCGGTCTTCCGTTTCTCCCGATAGTAGAACTTCACCAGTACCGAACTGACCGCCTCGGCCGGGGAACGATGATCGATCTCGGTGTACTCGAGGACATCATCTTCGGTGATGACTGGGATCAGATCGATGTCGTAATCGTTGCGGATCGCCTTCAGGACGAATTTGCCGGTCGACCGCGAGACATAGAGATAGGCATCGACATGGGCCAGGATCGTTGAGACGAACTCCTGAATTTCCTCCTCTTGGCTCCAGCGCAGGCTGAGACCGAAAAGCTCGGAATAGAAGATGTCGGCGCAGGCCGTGAAGCTGGTGTCGTCGATATCGGCGTCGTTGTAGCCCATGCCCCAGGTCGCATCGGTGAGGCACTCCCGGATGATATGCGCCGGATTCATGTCGAAGACCGTTGCCGCGACCAGCCAGAACACCAGCGGCGGACCACCGGCGGCCACAGCGTAACCGTTGCTCTGGTTGTAGACGAAGAACGACATCGCGCTCGTCTTGCGGACGAACTCCGAATTCGCGACATCGATATAGCTGGCGAGTGAAAGATCGGCGAGGGGAACGAAATAGATTCTCGTGATGACGCCGCCACTGGTGCCGTCTGTGATAACGGCCGTAGCCGAGCCCATCGACATACGCTTTGAGACTTGAGCGATACCGAGATTGCTGCTGTGGCCGGTCGAGGACCGGATCAGTGTCGACAGATCCTCGCTATAGACGAAGATGCCGCCGGCATTGTTGACGACAACGACTTGGTTCGCTGCTTCGTTGTAGCTCACCGCGCGAAGAGCAGTACCTGAAATACCTGGCAGCGTTACTATCGTCTCCGTCCAAGCGCCATTCCAGGTGAGACGCATGACCTGCGTGCTGCCCGAAATCGATCGATACGCATAGTTCGGCCCCATCGACAGGCTGGAGGTGTTGACGCTGTTCACCTGCGCAAAGGAGTCGACCACCGACCAGGAAGCGCCAGAACGCTGCAGCCGAATATAAAGGACAGCGGGGCCAACGGTGCCATTCAGGACGGCGACCAGCGCATGCGACAAGCCCACATCAGCCATCAGGAAGCCAAAGTTGAGATGCGATCCGCCAACGGCATCGATCATGCCGTCGAGGCTGATCGTCTGCATGATCGCCGAGGGGTTCGCGACGTCCCTGAATTCTAGCTGCGTGCCCGGGCTGCCGAAGATGTCTCCTCCGGTGCGGACAACTAGCTCTGCAAAATCCGTGATGTGAACGGTATCGCTAAGCGTGAAAGGTGTGTCGATCGTGACCTGATTGACAGCGCCATCGGGCATCAACCAGGTCTGGATCAGCCCGTTGGGACCACCGCGCGCAGCATAGTCGCCATTGGTGTCGACCAGCTTAGTGCCCGACAGGAAAAGCACGTCGCGACCCGGATCGGTGCCGTCGATCTCCTTGTCCGGGATCGCGGCCTTGGCGTCATACCATTGGGTGCTGCCATCCGACTTCAGATGGATGCGCTGGAGGCGGAACTCCCACGGCTTGATGTAGTTCGAGGTGCCAAGATAGACCTGACGCAGGACAACCGTGACGATGCCGCGGAACGCCGAGATCGTGGCGCCGAGCTTCGAGACGAGGTAGTCATCCTGAAGCTGGTCTGGCGCTCCCATGTTGAGGTCGATGGCGCCTGCAATACCTCCTTCGCTCTTGTCGCCGCCGAACAGGCTCGCCTTGTTGATGTTGATGCGGCCGCCGGTGGAAGCGCCGCTCCATGCCTTCTTGTCACCAATGGTGATCCGATAGAGGGCATCGGCGGGACCATGGCAGAGGCCCATCTGCATGCCGAGCGAGTACTTGTAGCCGAGTATCTGGCGAGGCCCGAACAGACCGTAGCGACGCGCCCCCTTGATCGCCTGGCGCTTCAAATCACCATACCATGTGACGTTCGGGTCGGCGATGTCGGCGGTGCCGAAGACGACAGGGATTTCCCGGCCTTCCTCCGCGGTCGGCGCCTGGAAGTCCTCGAGGCTTTTCGGCTTCGCATTCGGAGGCTTAGGCGTCAGCGCCAGTTGAATGGCGTATGACAGGATGCCGATGACGATGTTCCAGAACATGTCAGGTGATGCTCTGGCTGAACGGGTTGTTGTCGGACATATTCTTGAAGCCGCCGTAGTTCAGGAAATTGCTGAATTTGTTGGCGCAGGTGCTTTCCGAGAGGTCGCAGCCGGGCGCGATGAAGACCGGCGCGGAGCCGTGGGCGGTGACGTAATCGGCGAGGCCATCGATCTGGCCGATGAGCGTGATCGTTGAACCGGTGTGGTCGCCGATCCAGCCGTACAGGCCGTCGAAGATGACTAGCCCGGCCTTGTAGTAGCCATCGGGCTGCGATGACGCGCCGGGGATGGTCAGCGTCAACCCGTCCGCGACCGTGACCGAGGCAGAGACCTTGAAGTCGTCGACACTCAGGTTGCAGCCGGGGAAGTAGAGCGCGTGCCGGCAGGTGCGCTGGTAGCGCGCCCGGCAGCCGGGCCGGCGCATCGAGGTGAAGACGCTTTCGACCGAAACCTTAATGTTCTGCTTCGCCGATTTGGCGTCGACGACGCGGCCCTTCCAGACGGAACGAAGCTCGCCGCTGAGATCGGTGTGATGGCCGCGCCAGACCGTGACCGTGGTGACCTCGCTCGCCGGCGAGAGCAGCGTTTTCGCGTAAGTATCGGAGAGCGGGAACGTCAGCTCGACCGAGTTCTTTTCGATGTTGCCGGTTTGCTCGATGTCGGCGTGCGCAATTGGCGACGGCAGCCATTCCTGATCGGTGCCAATGGCCTCTGGATCGGCAAAGATCGAGACCGGATCGGAGGTGAGCCGAACCGGCGAGACGCCGTTGTCGATCAGATAGAGGAAATACGGCTGACCTTGGTCAACCGAGCTTTCCGGGGTGTCGTAGCTCACGCCGGCACCTCAGTAACCGCGACTGAGACAGTCGAAGCATCCTCGAACTGGTGATCGAAAGTCACGGTGTCGGCGTTCAGCCTGACCTTCGACATGAAGCAGAGCACTCCAATATCGGCGATCGCGACGTCCTGGCCGAGCGCGGCAGCAAGCGTGAGATCATCGTTCGCACCATCCGCCGCCGCGCTGTTGATCTGCGCGAAAAGCGTGGTGCCGTCCTTCAGGAAGAACGCGATCTGCTTGCCGGCATAGAAGCTTGGCGGACCGACGCTTGTCACCGTGATGACTGTATCCGCCGAGCCGATATCAGCCTGCAATTGAAGGTCCATATTGAACGACGGCAGCCAGAACGCCTTTTGCTTACCCATGAGGGAATGCAGCCAGAGGCGCCGACGCCACAGCCTAGCGCCGCGCGTCTCATGAAAGCCAAGCGTCTGGCCGAAGTCCGAATAGGTGAGCAACGTTTCCACCGCGACGGGACCGAAGCCGTTGTCGACATACTCGGCAGCGCGGACGATGCTCTCCGAGATATCGGCGATCAGCTTTGGGCTCTCGGTCAGGACATCGAGGTCGAGATAGGTCGGATAGCCGGCGTCGCCGTCGAGGAAGACGTTATCCTGCGACTGGAACTTGCCGGAGACGTCCGCATAGGTGGTGTCGCGCCTGATCTGGAAGCCTTCCGTTGCCAATGCGGTGCGGATCGGCGCAATCGTCGGACGAGTGAAGTCGCGCCCCAACGGCCCGAGCAGCGTGATCTGATCGTCGGCGACGGCGTCCACGAACGTGATCGCGTTGTTGTCCCAATCCTCCCAGATCATGATGCCGACGCCTTCGCGCCAGTCGCCCCATGTGGTATCGCAGGCAATCGTGGTATCAGCCGAGCCAATGTCGCCCACGACCTGCTGCTCCACCCACGCCGGGATGCTCAATGGCGCTCCTGCACGTCTCTGCGCGAACGCCTTGGCCCACCCGAGCATCGCCGGAAGCATGCGGAACGAATAGGCGAACATCTGCCGCGGCGCCGAACGAAGCGCGATGCGCTGCTCCCCTGTCCGGCTGGCGAGCATATCGGTGAGCCATTCCAGCGTTTCCTGCGCCGGCAATTCCGGGCGGAAGGGCCATAGCTGATAGAGGATGGTGATGTGCACCGCCTCCAAAGCGGGAACGCCAGCATCGAAGCCAGACGGCACGATGTTGACGATCATCTTGATATCGGGCGAATCCAGCACCGGCGCCCCGGCGTCGAACCCGCTCGGCGAAACGTCGACCGTCGCCATCAGGCAGGCCCAGGAATCCCGATGTCGAAGGCCGGCGACGTGATGGTGTCGCCGTTGTTGACCGTCTTGGACACCGCCACGGTCTGCGCGGCGAGCAGACGCGAATTCACGCTGTCGACGAGGGCATAATGCGTGATGGTGCCGCTTGCGGTCGCGGCACCGTTGGTGACAGCCGCAACCGTCACCTTCCGGCCGCTCGGGCTGCGCGCCGCCGGCGAACCTACGGAGATGCCAGTCTTGTTGCCCAGCGTGACCGTGGCGACGTTCGCGTAGTCGGTCGGGAGCGCCGAGCAATAGTGGATGCCGGTGACCTCGGTATCGAGGACGGTGAGCCCATTGTCGAGCACGCGGTCGTTGAGGTAGGCGGTCATTTGCCGTTCCTGCGAAGAATGTTCATGATGACTTCCTCGCCGGCAGCCGTGTTTAGATAGTCACCGACGACCGATGGGTCGGAGACGTTGATGATCTTCGTCTGGCTTCGGAGCATCGGCGCCAGCTTGCGCAGCGCGGATTCGATGTTGTCGTTGGCGTTACCGCCAGCCGCCTGTTTCATCATCTCGACCGAGCGCGGATTGCTGCGGATGACATCGCCGGCGCGCAGCTTCTTGAGCTCAGGACCGCGCTCGCCGACCCATGCCCAACCGGGAGGCGCGCTTTCCGTGCCGTCGGCGTATAGGCCGATATAGCCGCCCGGATTGGCTGACAGGAAGCTGTAGGCCGCCGTGCCTGAGAAGGCCGAGTTCAGGCCGCCACCGCCGAACAGGCTCCCGAACATGTTGAACAGGCCGCCGAACCCGCCACCTCCGCCGCCGCCAGGTGCAGCCGGGAACTGACCGAGCATGCTGCCCAGCTTTCCGGCACCGCTACCCAGGGCGTTGAGGCCGCCGGCCGCTTGGCTGGTCGAGGAGACGAGGTTTGACAATGCCCCGGTCGACGCGCCGCCGAGTTGCCCGACGTTCTGTGTCGCCTGGCTGAGCGCCGCATTGAACTTGTCGACATACTGCGAGCCGGTCGTGCCCAGAATGTCCATCTTGCCGGCGCCGCTCGACAGCGGTCCGCCGGTAAACCATGCCGAGGCGGCATCCTGCGGGTTGCCGTATTTCGACAGCAGGTTGCCGAACTGCTTGTTGAATATGGCATCTTGCGCGGCCGGGTTCGACATGAAGTCGGATACCGACATCGGCGAGCCAAACGCTTCTGTCGACCATGAAGGCAGGTTGCTCTTCATGATCTGGTAGGCGCCGAGCGCCTGGTTGCCGTTCTTCAACAATGGGCCGAGAGCGGAGTAGCCGCCGCTGCCGAGGCTTTCTACCGCTTTGATCGCCGACGCATACTGCGCCATGCTGCCGGTGAGCGAGGAGCCGCCAAGCACGTTGGCGAAGCCGCCGGCCGGCGTGAAAATGCCACCGAGGTTCGACGAGAGGCCAAACGCCTGATCGATCCGGCTCTGGATATAGTTCTGGTTTGCCGGCGCGCCGCCTCCGGTCAGGATATCGGTCAGCGTCGTGTTCGGCGTGAAGGACGAACCGTTGCTGCCAAGCAGATTGCCGATCGAGCCGATTCCAGGCACGCCGAGCGGCGAGCCGTTGATGAACACGCTGGCCGCCTGCACCTGCATCGAGGCAACGGCCTTCTGCGCGCCCAACAAATTGCCAAGCACACCGCCGAAGCCGCCGCCGCGGCCACTGGTCGCTCCGTTTCCGAAGATGCCCAGATCGGCGATGGAATTGAGGTTCGATCCGGTGAGCCAATTCTTCAGCGGATTGGTCACCGCCAGATCGAACATCTGCCTGGCAAAGTCGCGGCCCATCTTCTTCAGCGCATCGCTGATCGAGCCACCATCGAAGAGAGCATCGACGACGCCATCGATACCGTCGCGCGCGGTCTGGAACACCTCGTTCCAGGTGTCCTTCATGCGGGCGATCTCGTCCCGCATCTTGATGACCTTGGCGATGTCGGAATCGAGGTCTGTATCGGAGAAGCCCATCGACCGAAGCTGGGAGGCGACGGACTGATCAGCTTCCGAGCGGCCCATCTGGCGGATGTCGAACAGAAGATCCTGCTGCGCCTTGGCTTTCGCCTGCGCCTCGGCGAGCGCCGACAGTTCTGCCGTGTTGGCGCGGATCGCTTCTGCCTCTGCTCCGTAGAGGGGGATACCGAGCCTGCGGATTTCCTGCTCTGCCTTCAGGCTTGCGATGGCCCGATCATGCGCAAGCGAGCTTTGGCCGACAAGGCTGAGTTCCGCCTTCTGTAGCTCAATGTCCTGCGACTGATCGAAGATGGTCTGACGGGCCTGCTCAAGAGCGATCAGCTTTCCATATTCCGCCGAAGCCTGCTTGATGAGCGCAACCGACTGCCCGTAAAGGCGCTGAAATTCGGTCTCGCTGGTGATGCCATTCCGCGCGGCCTCCTCTCGCACCTGAGCAAGCTGCTGGCTTTCCATCTTCGCGGCTTCGACAGTTGCTGTCGATTGACCGACAAGCGCGATGTCTTGCTTGGCCGTGTCCAATGTCTGC